CTTATCCATATCACCCGGCACATCATGCCATATACCAAACCTATCACGCACAGACAATCCTTGATTACCATCTTGGCATAATAGAGTCATGAATGATGTATCTCTATGGGCAGCTAGACCGTATCGTCCTGGTTCATATTGCATCTTTGGATAACGTGTAAGCCTTAGTGTGTAATACAGAGGCTTTGGAAACATGGATGCTATATGAGATATGTCTAGCATATCCACAAATTTCACAACAAGTTTTTGTGATAGATTTTCTAATTTATCGGCAGCAGTCTCAACATCATGTTGAAACCCAGGTATATCATCAGGCCAGATATTATCTTCACGTTTAAAAAATACTGACTCATTATGATTAGGTAAAAGCTTTTCATTATCAACTCGCCCAATATCATGACTGATATGAGCATCAATAGGTTGATATCCTTTGAAATCACCTTTATGCTTCATCAACAATTTGCGTTGAATTGGTAATGCATGATATTTTTTAGCCGCATCAAATGCTGCTTTAATAATCTGCATATCAATTCCATGATTGATTAGCAGACAATAACCATCACCTGAAACAAATATGCGACGTAGATCATCACCAGTCATGGATACTACGTCTAATTGTTCCATATCAATATAACCAAGGGCGCGAATGCGGATATCTATAATAATAATTATAACGGCCGTAATAACGATGCGGCTCATAATGATAGTATGTTGGTGGATAATAATACAACGGTGTCGGTCGTTGATAGACTACAGGCGGTGACCGATATACTGTGACGGTATCACATGAAGCTAGCAGAAAGATTGCTCCTCCTGCTAGCAGTAATTTTAGTTTTTCCATGGATTCAATCGGATGCTCGCGTGTAGAGCGATCCGCTCCTTTGTCTCCGTAGCTTCACCACGCGCATGATATCCGAATACATTGGCTACAACAAGAGTACCAGCAGCGCACGTCACGTCACTAGCACCACAACCCATTCGCAATAGCTCTACATCATCCACACGCCATGATCCTTCATCATGACCATAGCTGCGCCATTCTTCCCATTTGGTTCCTTTGGTAGCAAAGGCTGTGGTCAATCTCATACGTTCGGATGATAGTCCATGACTATACTGAGCGAACCTGAATGGGCCTTCACCATCACGAACTGCGCGAGGAAAATACCAAAGCTTCCATGCATCATGCCAAGTGTCTTGATGCAATACCTTCTGCACATCATTATCTTCAGGGCCATTGATCACTCGCTGCGCGAATGCAGTGCGCGACAATTCTTCCGTGATCGTGCCTTCAGAATATCCTGTGACCTCAGATAGGAAAGGTGTGATCTTATTCAACAGTTCTGTGCAATTTTCAAACCAACGGCGACCATAAGCCATATTGGTTTCATTCTTTGATAGCGCAGCAGCGGGAGATGATAGCTCCCGCTCTAATGCTTCCTGCTGTTCTTGCGGTAGACCAAGCTGATCTGCACGGAATACATGAATACCAGTGCCAATACAGCTTTCGGTATCTAAACTAGGTGCTGGTCGCAGATTAAGACGACACCTATGTGCGCTACGACCCAGATAAGCACGAAGGGCATGAATAGTAGGATCTAATTCATCACAACCATTTAGCAGTCTAATATCTTTAGTATTTGACATAAGCTGCTCAGCCTGCCAAGCACCGCATCCAAAGGCCATCAATGATTCTTTCGCAATGTTCCAACACTGCGTCATATGATTAGCCATCGATGATGCATGTGCTAGCTTCATCGCTTCGGTATGACCGCCAGTCACAGATGCGACTGCGTCATATTCATTCCAGACGTCGTGGCGCCCGATTCTCATTCAAGAACCTCCAGATTAGGGCAAAACTCTTTTGCCTCTTCGATGAAAGTGAAATCATCTGCAACTGCTGGATAACTACCATCGCACCAGCTAGGCCCGATAAACGTCACCTTCTTCTGCGGATTGAACAGCAGCGTGCTCATCACGAAGCCTGATGGAGCAGCATATACATGGTCAGCTTCAAAGATCGTGAACCAATCCTCATCTACGTCGCCGGCGATGTCATCCTTTGGTGGTACCAGCGCATCAAGCAGGTCTCGGCTATCGGATAAGACATATACCTTATGATCTGGATGACGTTCCTTTGCCAGGTCAACCAGCTTGCGATAATTATCGACACTGGCCACAGGCTTGTCACCACCTCTTGCATGTACGACCACAGCATTTCCATGCAACTGATCATATTCATGATCACGCAACGGAAGCCAACGGATTGTGCGTTCACGCCCAAGAAAAGCTGTGCGGCCAGCACCAGAATGCCAATATGGTGTCTTGCGAATACCCTCATGATCTTCACGGATTTCACATTGTGGATCCGTTACAAAATGTAACTGAGATGTCTTTGCACCAGGTACATCTCCACCACTATTTACCACGAGAATAGGCTTCTCGTCATCAGCCAATCGACCGATGCCGACGAAAGCCTGCATCAGTTGCACACCCATTTGGCCTCTTACATGTACTCTCATGCTAACCCTAAAAGCTCCTCATATGTTACTTGATATGTATTTGGTTGCCCGATGGGCACAGCATTCATACCATCAGGATAGATGAATATGAAATCGATTTCAAGATTCTTTCTTGCAAACCAAGCCATAAACATCACTCGATTTGGATTGTCATGCACACTTGCACGAGTCTCTGGGCCATAGTTATTGGTACCATCAAACAGATTACTTACAGACTGTTCTGCATCCTGCAAGAATGAATCAAAACCAATGCAAAGTAGAGTCTTTGCTCCACGCCGAATAGCTTCAGCCATAGCGCACATACCGGCGTTCGACCGAGGCCGAAATGGCTTATCACCATGCATCTCAGCAGGCTCCCAACGATCATTCTCGGCTGGAATAATTACTCGCGATGATGGAAAATCGCTGGATTCAATCTCAGTTATAGCGCCATCATCAATAGCTACCACATAGTCTGGTAGATCAAATGCTGGTTGAAATTCACGATAGATTGCATTACAGCCATAGATCACTGGACGATCATTACCAAGTAATGATACCATGTGTCTTAGATTGACATTCTTTCGCGATGTACCATTGCCGATTATAAGCGCAACTTCTTTATTCATTTCCAATGAGCCGTCATTTGTGGATATGCTTCCTTGATCGACCATGACATGACCTTAAGTTCCTTGCGCCGCATACGCAGCAATAGCTTTGCGTCATCAGGAGCAACGGTCTCAAGTAGCTGAATAAAAAGCTGCTCGCGCTTCATTGGTTTCACATTGAGACCTTCAGGTGTATTCGTGAAATATACAAGCTTGTCGATTTCAGAATACAAACGACCTTCCTGATCAATAGTATCGGCCGCTGGGCGATACGGTGGATCACTGTCAGGCACTAGCCACTGTAGCATCGGATCAAACGTGAACTCAAATACCATGCGGAGAGCATTACTGTCATTCTCCTGTATGACCTTGACCTGACCAGCCTTGGTCTTTTCCTTTTCGATCTCGCTCACGATTTGAGCAAGGCTTTTAATCGCCACTTGTATCCTCCTTAGAAGTCGCTAATAGATTCGGTAAGTTGACGCAAACGCTTTGCCATGAAATAAGGCATCATAGCCGAACGTGATGCAGGCGTAAACTGCTCATAGGTTTCAATGCACGCCTGCTGAATATCTTCTGGTACCAGATCAAGGTCAACCAACATTTGGTTGCGCTTGTAACCACGAAGCATCGCATCGTCACAGAACTGCTCAGGCTCCATGCTGCACCACTCCTCGATCTTCTTGCGAGATAGCGGACGCTGACGACGACCAGCAACCAGTGCATCATCTTCTGTCATGAAGTTAGGCACACCATCACCACGGTCACCAACCATGATATGCTCGCGGCGGAATCGTTCTGGATTATCAATAGGCAGCATCTTCTTCTGGATCGGTGCATATTGATGAACGTTTGCATATTTCTGTAGTTGCGCGAAGTCTTTGTCACCTGACAGAATCAGGATTGGTTCATTACCATCGCTATTGATAAACTTGCCGTAATAATGGCACAGAGATGCAATCACGTCATCGGCCTCAGCACGCGAGACCTGCACAACCTTGTATGGCATATGCTCGCGCAGCTCCTCCTTGATCTTGGCCATCGTATCAAACAACGTCGACCAGTCAATACCAGAAGCCTCGCGATCCTTCTTGCGATTAGCCTTGTAATGCGGAAATACTTCGCGGCGCCAATAACGCTTGTCATCACAGCAGATTACAAGCTCACCAAAATCTCTGGAAAACTTCTGCTTGTAACCACGCAAGCTATTAAGCACCATGTGGCGGACAAGATCCTCGTCCACCACTTGTTTATTGTGTACCAGATGCACCATCAGATTACTGATCATGACCTGATTTAAATCAACCAATATCATTGTCTCGGCCTTTATCCATGTACTATCTATTGTACCAGGAAGCTGGCTCCATGTCAATGGCTACTTGACCGCGCGTAAAATAATGGTCTGCTGATTTACCATACCATTGACCTCTTGCGCTTTAGCCTTGACTGCCTCATAGGTCTTTGACACACTTTTGTTGCCTCCTGCCAAAAACCTAGGCAAATCAACTTCTGGCTTCCTTAGCTTCTTTTTGCTTGACAACTGTGGATCATATCCATCAATCGTACTGCGCCTCACAGATAGCTTTGACCCTAGAGGAGCCACATATCTTTGCACATACCTGCGCGGTACATTGTAAAGAATAACCTCCGATGCTCCAATGATATCCTTTGGATCAATACTCACGATTCCAAGTTCATCATGCTTATCAAGATAGCGCAGCTTTGCAATAAGCTTGGCTGGAGTCTTTGGCTTTACCTTGCGAGGAGTTGGAGCTTTGATATTGGTTGAACAATAAAGATTGATGGCCTGAAGCACTCCAGCATATCGCGCAAGCATATCACGCAGTTGTCTTTTTGAATAACTGCGATAGCACTCTACGCATTCCATGTCTGTGCGGTCAAGTGCGTGCTTGACTTCTTCAATCAGACGTTCATACCTTTGTGCTTCAGGTGCCATGTCAGCAGGCTTAGGTGAGTGTGCCTTAAGAAGGCCACCAACATCTACCAGCTCGCCTTGATCGATTGCATATTCGACCTTAAACATTACATCACCAACAGCATCAACCTGCACAGTCGCTTGTGTCTTAGGCTTAGGTCGACGAGCAGCATCCTTTTCGGCCTTGCGCTCGCGACCATGC